AGAATGGCTGTGGCAAGGAATGGACTGGCACAGTCAAAGCTGATAGTGAAAGCAGGATTCACATATTTGCGTACAGCTCTTTGTATAACTGTGAGCAGCACAGCCCATTCTAATTTGCTGGTACCCAAAAAGTGCATCCAATCATGCACACCTTCTTGTAGTAATCCATCATAACGCAATGCCACCAATCGTTTCAGCACCAGGTGTACGTCACACATGTTCTGCCCACCCATGGCCCATCCATCAAAGTGTCGACCTGGATACTGCTGAGGATCACAATAGTGTTTCATGGTTTGATACCAATCTTCGGCTTCGGTGTGATTAGCACCTTGTAGCACATTCAGAAACTTGGTACCACCGTTGGACACACCTTTACGATGTTTAATAAAGTATTCGTTGTTGTACTTTGTGGCATCAACTGCTTCTTGGTGTGTGGTGATCCCACAAGCAGCACTGGCCGCTGGATTCAGTGTTACCCAGGTTGGAATGTCTAGAATCATTCCATAATCAGAAATGCCATCTAACCACTTGAGCACAGTTGAACGTTTCTTTTCAGCTTTGGCACAACCCGAGTTGGCCTTCCAGTCACCTTCCCACAGGCCTTTTGCAATCTGAAATCCACCAGAATCGCCTAGCATAAACGTGCCTGGTTCGCGATTACGAACCATGTCTTCGCTCCAATCTTGTTTGCTAAGATCTAGATTAGCATGACCTCCTGAACACAGACTCCACTGATAAGGAAAAAGAGATTGTTGACTGTTTAACCAATTCAACTTCTCCATGTCCTGTAGCGCCTGTGGCATACGAGCAGGATCAACATAATCATTGCTAGCACGTTGTTTTCCTATAAAGGCACTGTAGAACCCACTTATAGCAGGCAAGAACACTGCGTAGTCTTTTTGTTTTGCGGTCAAATTGTCTTGACTCATGATAGCCTTGATTACTTGGTTTGGGCAAGTAGAATATATCTATAGGTTGCAAGTCCACTGTCAACTGTGATCATTGCAGCACCACCATCACTGATCTTCATTACCTTGTCACCAACAGAATTTAAAATACTGATGACCTGTGCCTTGGGCCATGACCAAGCACGTTTTACAGTGCCATTTACCCCTGGATGAAACACAAAGTTACCTGCATGTGTATTGGGGTCACCAAAGAACATTTTCAAGTCGCCGTTTTCAGTTTTTACAGTGAAATAAGTTTCTTCTGCATTGGCTTGTGCCTGCCATTTCAGCCTTTGAATTCCGCTGTTGGTTGGCTCAAATTCAACGTCCCAACTTGGTTCTTTGAATGTCATTGCCTGTAGTTTGGCATTGATAACGTTTGCCACCATGAATCTATAGGTGTTTTTGAAGTCCCCGGCTGCGTTTTCAAACTCAATGCCATCTAAGTCACCGTTGCTGCGTTTGGTCATAGATAACTTGGCGTTTTCAGAATATTCTTCAAGATTTAGAATGATTTTGAGTTTGCTTAGGTTAGGCATGCCAAATGTGCCAATAAAGTCAGCGATTGGGCCAGAAAACTTTCCGTCAAGCACAACTGACTTGTCTTCTGCTACTCCTGTGATTGTGGTTTCTTTATCGTTACCAGTGATTTTTACTGTGTCAATGAATCCAAGGTCCACAGTGTGTTGGATAAGGTCTAATAAATGATCTCTCATGTTTTCTCCATGTTGATAGTAATTTTAACAAGTTTATTTAGAATTTACGATTGAATTGGTAGAATTTGTGCAAGGCTTTGGCCTGCTCTGAATGAACTGGGTGTTCCAGTTTTTTGTAGTTCTAAGTACGTCCAATCTGCACTGCTTTCATGTTTGAAGTTCAGTTTATAACCAATTGATTTTCTGAGATGTTCTATCACAGATCCTGGAGTGTAGCAATAAAAGTTTGATTCACATGCTTGCACACATCTAGACTTGTCTGCATCGCAAAAGGTAAACGCAAAAATTCCTCCTGGTCGTAGAACATCCCAGATATCTCGCATGTACTTTGATATCACAGTTATTGTACGCACATTAAAAAAGTTATGAGCAAAACAAAACCCAAATTGATTCTGAGGCAATGATCCAAAAATTTTATCATCGTCATCTGAAATCACATACTTCCTAAGTCTGCGTTGAAATGTTTCATTATACTTCTTGATAGCAGGATACAGTAGATCTAAACTTATGTCAGCAAGATACAGTGGGTCAAAAGCTACGAATCTGTTTATAAAATCATCATTACCAGGTCTAATCAACAATCCTGGCATACGCCAATCAGTAAACAGTCCAAGCCTACCATCAATCAAATTGAAATCTTCGGGCGTTAAACGTAGAACATTGTTTTTTATAACTGACAATCCTTTAGAATTTATTGCGTATAAATTTTCATAATAAAGTCTTTGAGATTCGTTGTAGTAATGTGGCTCTATATCACGCTTCTTTAAATCAATATCATTGATTGCTTGTTTACAACGTTCTTTGATGTTTTGCAGAGCTGTGTTTGCAATAGACACATCACCTTGAATCAAAGTTTGGTAAGGTTGCTGAACAAGTTGATTATTGTCGAATAGATCTCTGAGATGAGATTTGTATTTTTCAAACGCCTGTTCGTGGTCATTGTAGTCTACAAAGCTACAAAGCTGTTCACGTACCTGTAGTAATTCACTTAGTTTAGTCAAAACTGAAAAAATCCTGGAAAGTATTACTGGTGTTGGTCGCTGATTCTAAGTCCCACTCTAGCACACCCAGTAAGTTTTCTATCTTGCCATCAATCACAGTGGCTTCCATTGCAGAATCATCAAACGGCAAGTCTTTGAACCACTGCGGCAGATGTAGTTCATCTGTTGGATATCCAACGCTGGTATATCCAAGAGGATTGTCTCTTAATTTGCACACAATTGTTTTCATGCCATCAACAATTTGCATGGAATAGTTATCACCATGCATGTTGCGTAGTGTGTTCCAATTCAAGGCCGCCCTGACGTGCCCTGGCATGTTTGCTTTACCTTCACGCTCTTCTTTTTTACCATAGGTGGTTAGATTGTTCACACGTTTGGGAGTTCCTTTTTCCCAGCCAGGTCTCTCTTTGAATTCAAATTTGAATTGTTTGATTTTTTCGACTACATCATCTTTGCCAGCACCATTAAGAACATCATCCAATACACTGCTCAAAAAGTCTTGAATCACGCGAGGAGTATCACTGCGTTTTAGATCCAGACCCATGGCTTTGATTTTACCAGACTTGCCTTCTACATCATAACGACGTCCTTCTTTGTCATAATACAGCACGGCATATCGCTTTTTAGTGATAAACAAACCTTTACTGGCCACAATTTCTCTGCCTCCGCGTATCACATTGCCCATGTCTCTTGGACAGTGAAACGCCTGTTCCATGTATCCTGGAAAACTGATGTTTACTTGCTCTGATATTGAGTCATACAATGCAACACAAATTTCCTTGTTCCATTCCATCCTGCCTTCTTGTATTTCTTTTTGTAGTATTGGATAGGCGGTGAAGTAACAAGAATCTGTATCACCATAAATGATTGCGTCGCCTACATGGTCATATTTGCCAGTTATACATTCATTGACATAGGCATCCATGTGCTTGGCAATGCTGCGTCCAGTCAGTGTTGTACTCTGACCAATACGTTTATCAAAAAATCTACAACCAGGATTGAGAATAGCACCATACAAACTGTTTAAGTTAATCTTCTTGACCAACTGCCGTTTGTCCCAGTATTCTTCGTCTTCCTTGGTAGTTGACTCTTTGAGTTTGGCTTGCATCTGTTTACGTTCTGCATACCAACGTTTGAGCAAGCCAGGAATCACAGCTTCAACTTCATAGGTAAAGATTGTGCCATTGGCACTGATCATCCAAGGTTGATTGCTGTCAAAAATCATGCGCCAAACTTCGGCAGCACTGTGAACTGTTTGTTCACCTGATTCCCAGTCAATGGTTATTTCTGTACCACGTTGCTGTTCCATCACAGCAGTGTATTCAAGTGACGCAAACAAACCTTCCCAGGCTGCGGCAAAACTTTGTCCTGACGCCATGCGTTGCTTGATTAGATTATTTGTCATTATCGGCCGGAGTTGGCCAATAATCGTTTCCGGTCCCATGTTAAGAGCACGGATCGCTGACGGGTAGAGACTGTTGATGTCAATCGATCCGACGAATTCGTGAATGCCTTTTTTGGGATAAGCAACATAGGCACCTGCCGCTTGTGTATCGTCATCTGTGAGCCTTTCTTTTCTAATTGGTACTACCATTCCACGTTCGTGGGCTTCGTTGATAATTGCTTGTTCTGTAACTGCTACCGCGCCCATTGTGGTTGGCAACAACACTGTGTTTTCATGTGCCAGTGTGTTGGCAAGATCCAAAAATTTTAATTTTTTGTCTATGCTTGCAAGGCCATTTACGTCTTGTCGATTATATTCTATAAACGTTTTAAAGTTTTGATTGTAAAGTTGATCCAGTGTGCCTTCAAACGCGGTCTTGCCGCCTAGATCTTCATATTCTAAGATAGCATCCAAACTATAGCTGTGTCGTTCTTCATAGGTGTACTTTCTATAAAGTTGCATATAGTCCATATGCACACGACCTATCAAGTCAAACGTAAGATTCTCTGCACCAAATCTTTCAAAAGTTCGCTGTTTAGGCATTTGATTCCATAGACAAAACCGTCTTATGTCATCTTTGCTTAACACTTTTACAGTACGCATCACAGTGTAGGGAATATCAAAGCCTTCTGAGTTCCATCCACTGAGCACATCTGCATCATCAATAAGATTCAAAAATGCATCTAATAAATCTTTTTCTTCTGCAAAAATAAATGTGTTAGGAAACTCTGATGCAATCTCAGATGCAGTTTCCAAACTCATGTGCTTGGGTGGTTTGACCAAAGTCACTAATTGATCTAACCAATCAAGATACACAGATATTGCTGTGATTGGATTAAATGGATCGTCGGGCCGACTGTAGCCCCGCACAGGATCAAAGTCTACTTCAATGTCAAAAAATGCTGTGTTAAGTTTTGGCGCATCAACACCTTTGTAGTTTTCTTCAAGACATCTGAAAATCGGATTGATGTCACTTTCATAAAGTTGCTTGCCACTTTGAATGCGTAGTTCTTTGCGGAACTCTTTGTTGTTTCTAGATGAAAAACGGGAAACAGGGTTGCCATAGATACTTCTAAATTTACCTCGCGGGTCGTCATAGTAAAAGATGTAGTTGGCCGGGAACTCTTCGTAATAGCGTTCGCCATTGCGGCGACCCATGATGTGTATACGATCTTTATCTCGATCAAAAAGTGCGTCAATATAACTCATAGTTCTCCTGTGGATTATGGCCCACTTGCCTTGACTCTTGTTCGTGACGTGAACGACTCGTGCTGCTACTCATAGTTATAGAGTTTTGCCAACCGTTTCAAGAATGGTTTCTAACAGTTCATGATCTTGTTTGGCTTTACCAAATTCTGCCTTGTGAGCGATCTTAATAGCTTTTTTCAACACAGCAGGTTTGATTTCCAATTCTTCTGCAATGGCTTTGACTGTGTCTGAAAGTCCTTCATTCAAAGTTTCAACTTCATGAAGCACTTGCATACCTTCGTTGATTAACTGAGTAAGTTTGGCTTTTTGTTCACTGTTAAAATAATTCATAGTTGCTCCTCAAAAACCGTAGTTTACAGGCATTTGCTTAGTGTGTCAACTATGTTCTCGTTCTAAATCCAAAGTCACGCAATGAAAACCGCCAGAAAGTGTTCGTTGATGTCTGCCAGGCAACATTATACATTCAATACCGTGCTTTTCAAGAAGATCACGTAAATTGGTCTGGCGTTCTTCCAAAACCACGAGATTGGGATTAATACTCAGCAAGTTCATACTGATCCATTCACTGGCCATTTTGTATCCAGGATGATACCCAATATCCACTGGTTCAGGTGCCCATATCACATCCCATGACTGCAAGGGTTTTGGCAACTGATTGATGTCTTTGATCCTAGCTGGATTCAGTAACATCAGTCCTTCACGCAGTAAAGCTATGGTGCTGTCAATATGACTGTAACTATAGATATCATTGATAGGATAGACAGTGGCCTTGCGATCTAAGAATCTTTGCAACCAGTGAGCGCCTTGTTGATTGCCGGTGTTGCTTACAAGATAAAAAACATAATCATTGGCTCTAAGAATGTTCGCGGCATCAAACGCAGGCAAGGTTTCCTTGAGTGCTAGTTTTTCTGGTTCACCAAGATTATAAAATTCATCAGGAAATTTAATATTAGCTCGACAATACCGGTAATCGTTTTCAAAAGCAAAGTTATGAAATTGTTTATCCAAACTTTCATAGTCCATGGCGCGACTTCTGATTGGCTGTGGCGTTACCAGTATGGTGTCTTTGTAAACCAAAAAGGAATCCCTTGGACAGTAATTGTAGTAACCTGGTTTGTGATTTGGATCTGGTCTAATTACTTCCACACCGTTTTGCTGCAAAACTTCGACCAGTAATTCTAGATCTTGGGTGGCCTCATCAATCACGCTTTGAGGATATGGACCAACAGGAATAGATGACAAGTCTTGTACGTTAGCATAGTTAACTGCTTGGTGACTTGGATCTAAGGGAGGTATTTGTGCATGGTCTGCTCGACCCACTACAACTTTTTTAAGTGGATCCCATTCGTTTATACTCAGCATAGGGATACTTATTAAAAATCTGTGCTCACTTTGATTTTACAAGGTAGCGGATGTAAAATCTAGGCAGCAGCCGCCCACACCCCAGTCACGGTCCTAAGGTGTTATTCTGTGTTACATCATGTCTTTACCGCGTTCTTGTTGACTTATCAAGTAATCAGTCACAGTTACCAACATACTTTCTGCTCGCGCTAATTTGGTTTGTACCCACTCTGGCAAGTTTTCTTCATCATTCAGTCTTGACTTAAGAATACGTGCCATACGCTCTATGGTCTGTAACTGCGTTTTTGCGTAATCACCTTCCATGTCATATTCGTTGGGATCTTTACGCTGAACGTCTAACATTTCCATGGTTGGTTGTGCTACAGGTTTAGATTTGCCTAGGTTCAGCGACTCTGTTAGTCTTTTCTCAATACGCATTACCTCAAGCTTCTGTTCTGCCAACAACACTAATTGACGCATGTCCTCTACACTCTCGCAGTTCCAACGTCTTAGAGCCTTGTTGATTGGGCTGTTTGGATCTCTTTTGGTCTTGGCACTGGCACGTGATTTTTTCATGCCACTCATTCTAGCGCAAAAACTTTTACGACGCTTGGCACTCTTTGATCCTTTTTTCAACTTACTTGGTTTGGTTGTCACAGCAGTCTGTAGTTTGCTGCCAGGATTTTCTCTACGATATGCTTTAACTGCTTTGCGACTCATGCCCGAGGTTTTATCGCGTTTGTTGACTTTTTGCCAATCTTCATCTAGCGCAGATTCAGGCAACGGCATATTGGTTTTTGGATGCATTCTTGGTGCGTAGCCAGGGATGAGTTTGGTCAACGCTGGATCGTTTATCTTGGTTCCAGATTTCATCAAAGTGTTTAACCTTTCTAAATCATTATAAAATTTATCGCTGGTATCAAATTTGGCAAATGCTTCTTTTGAACCGTATTGAGGAGCACCGCGACGTATGGTGGCTTTGATTTCGCCAGTGGCGGGATCTTTGTATGTAGATTTACCTGCTTGCCATGCCTTGCCCCAGGCCACTGCACGAGCATCCATGTCAGCATCCGCTTGCGGATCCATGAGTTCAGTCTCTTCAAAACTCAGAGATGGATTCAACGCTTCTTTTTGTGGTGCTGCGCCTCGAGCACCACGTGGTGTATTTTGTTTAGGCTGCGGCATAAAATCTCTTCCTAAATTTCCCAATTCAAGTGCAGTACCAACCACTGCTCCAGGAGGTCCAAACATGTATGCGGCTCCTGCCAGAGTAGCTATCACTGCACCGCTGTAGTCGCCATTTTGATATCTTGTGTATGCATCATATAGACTTAAACCTGTGCCAACACCAGGAACGGCCTTGCCCAACATTTTGCTCAAAGCTTTGCCACCTGCGTAGCCAGCACCAGCAGCAGCAGCAGGTTCAGCCAAGGCCTGGCCAATAGCAGCCGCGGTTGATGCTGCTTGTTCAATTTTGCCAGCCGCCGCGGCTTGCTCAACTAATACGTCGTCTAACTTCATTCTTCGCTTACGTAATCTTCTGCTTGTGTTTGTTCTTCTGCCATGCGACGACGGTTGCAGTACATTTCACAAGCCATGATCGCATCATCTAACATTCTAAATTTAGCAGTAACTGGTCTTTCATTAATACGCACATGGAAACCATCTACTTCATTGCCATGAATTTTTATATCGCGCCCATCATGTGTTTGCACGGTCTTTACTGGCAACAGTCTATCTAAGTCATCACGACGAATTTCGTCTTTGGCTTTGTTAACCAGTGCTTTATCTAATTCCTGTTTGTCCTCAATACTGCGTAAGAAGTCGGCTAGGCCTTTTTTCACTGTGCTTAGAACATCTTCGCTGGCATAGGCTTCGTCCAGTGCTGCTTCTGATTCTTTGGCTTCACCACCAACAAAATAACCTTGACTTGGTGCTTTTTTGTTAGGGTCACCGCCGAGCACTGGGCCTTGCTTGGGCATTTTAAACAGTGCAGGCATTTGTTTTACACTTTTCTGTTGCTTGTTAAGTCCACGTTTAGGATATGAGGAAGGTGTCACTGACCCTTCTATCAAAGTCAGTTTTTCTAATAAGCTTTTGATGTCGTCACTCATGATAATTTGTTCATTAACATTCTTACATGTTCCGCTTCGGTCATGTCCTTGGCTGTGGGCAATCTGCCTACAATGTTGGTTGTTTTACCTGTGGCTTTGTCTGTGATGCTGCCTGATACTGGTGCTTGCACATCTTTACCTGCACCACCAAACCCTACACCTGAATGAACAGTCGCCGTCTGTGGTCCAACATCAGTAGTGGCAGAAGTTACAGTAGGAACGCCTCCTCCGGTTGATTGCGTAACGTCTAAACCGCCAATTTTGTAGTCGGTTGTTGTTCTACCAGTTTGAACATTTTTAGTTTGTTGTAGTCCACCGACACTGGGAGAAGATTGACTGATCAGTTGACCATTTTTATCATATACCTTGGTTCCTTCGGCGTCTATCACAGTTTTTTGTCCGGTCGCAGGATCAACAGTTACTTTTGATCCATCATCGGCTTCAAGCATATCCAATGCTTTTCTAATTTCTGCAACTTGATCTTCTCTTACTTCATAGTTGTCATCAGCGTCGGAGTCTACTTTTTGACCTGCTTGCTGTGATTTGTTTGTTGCTATCATTCGTTGAACATAAGCTTTGTAACTTGCCGGAGTTAACTTTTTGGCATCGTAATCTGCAACCATTTGTTTTAGTTTAGCATCAGCTTTTGGATTGTTTCTGGCAGCTTCGAGTCCTGCTAAGAAATTTTTTTCAAAATTTGGAGAATTTACAAAATCTGCCAACGGATCCATAAGGTTTGCACCTACGCTGCCCATAGCAGCATACATTGGATCTCCTTTGGTGGTTGCCGCTGCGGCACCGGCCTTAATTGCCATCCAACCAGCTTTGAGTTTATCCCAAAAGTTCATTCCAGCTGCGTTGGCAACAGCGTTAGCGCCTTTGGCAATATCCACTGCACCTTTGGCATAGTTACCTTGACTGAACTTGTCAACACCTTGAGCAGCTTGTCCGGCAGCTGCATCTAGATCTGCTGCTTGTTGATCAGTTGGTTGTGGAGCTTCATTTAGAATATCTAAATAAGTTCGCATCTCTGCAGAGTTAAATGGTTTCAGTCCGTAGATCATGCTCGTGCATCTTTCAAGAAGCTGCGTAGCATCCAACCATGTTTGCCATGAGCATCTATTCGTTCAGCAATAAAATTAGCAATGCCTTCTTGACGTTCGGTTTGGGCCGACTCAAAGCAACGCATCAACAACTCTACCATTTTGCCATTGTCAGATAATAGTTCTTCTATCATCAATCTTGCTCGTGGAATTTTGGTTTGACCCTGTATAACTGACAGCTCGCCAAATCTTTCAAAACTCCCAGGAGTGTACTCATCCAAGGTACGAATATATTCTGCGGTACGGTCTATGCTGTTACCATAGACTTCTTCATAAATTTTGCCAAAGAACTTGTGTAGTTGAGCAAAATCTGGACCTTCAACATTCCAGTGAAATAACTGTGCTTTGATTACAAAAGCGTATTCAGTTGCTAACAGAGTTTTTAAATCGTCGCTCAACATTTTTTTGTTTCTTTCCTTTATCTACAGTATTTTCTTCTTGTGCTAAAATACTGCCGCGTTTTCTTGTAGCACCAAGAGGCATAGCCACAGAAGCCACACTGCCTGATGCAGTGGCACCTGCTGTGGTTTCAACAATTATATCACGTAGTTTCATTTTTTACCTGTTGATCCTACTTTTAACAACCATCCAGATTTGATAAATGCCTGGCCTTCAACCACACGCAAATTTCTCACATCAAGTTCTGCGTTTTCACCAATCAATTCAAACCTAATAGGGTACTTGCCATTTGGCACATGTAACCTCAAAGTTTCTCTTAAAAAACTGTCACGCCATATAAATGTACGCTCAGCAAACAACTCATCACCTACATAAACCCTGTAGTTTGGTGGCTTGTCCGCCCATGAGCAGTAAACGTCGCCTTGCACAATAACATGGTGCGTATCCATAATATTTAGTTAAAACTGTTTACTTGCCTTCAATACGACTTTTGCAGCCTTCCCAAAAGGAGTTTGACCAGGGATTGCCGCAGTCAGCATAGGTCTTGGCGTTACGTGCCCAGGCCCAATTATATCCAGCCTGATGTCCTGAGCAATCTTTGGTGCACGGGTAACCTCGATACCAGAGTCCGGTTTCTTGAAGTTTGCTGCTGAACCAGTCTTGAGCAGACACCCCGTGATTTTTGAGGAATCGTGAGTGAAGATGTTTTGCTGTGGTGTTGCGTTTGCGAGCCATGATCTCCACAAGCTCATTCACAGGATCCGGTGTTGACTTGGCATGAGTAAAATTTTTAGCTCTCATGATATTATTTAATTTTAAACGATTGCATGTTACTCCAATACCGTGGATCAGTGTTCATGTAATCATCAACAAGTTTATAAAATCTTCCCATTTCGTTATTCAAGGAGCCTGTGGTATTTGCACCGTAAGATTGCATGGGAGGTCTACCATATTGACTCATCCAATGTTGCATAGCTGCCTCACGAGCATCTTTTGGCAGTGATTTCGCGCTAGATGTCATACCAGGAACACTCTGTTTAAATTTTTCCCAACTAGCAGCCTGTTTGGCCTGAGGTGAATTAGCTGGAGTGAGCTTTTTACCGCTAGTTGAGATAGCTTGAGCTAGTTTGCCAATCAGACCCTGTTCAACTAAATTTGCAGGATCATCATTGATGACTCGCACTGAAGTAAATTCACTAGCTCTCATGTTATCTTACAGGCCCTCCTTCGACCCAGGCATCGCAGGTGCGTTTGGCAGCACATTTAAATTTAAGGAACTTACAATATCCGAGTTGACCAGCATCCACTGTGTCAAATGCATCGCTGCCTGGTTCACTGCCTATGCCTCGAGCTATGCAGTCCAACATTTTGTCGCTGATGTCAAATGCTGCACAGTTTCCACAACGATTCTTTTTAACAGATTCTATATCATCGGTGTTCCATTTATCAGCTAGCTCACGCCAATATTCTTCGTTGGGTTCGTTGGGATTGAGTGGACCGTAGTGATATTCTTCAATGGCCTTTTGACGATTGCGTAGATTGGTATCAATGTTTTGGGTAGCTGGTGGACAACCTGCGGCCACTGCCTCTAGCATGTTTAGTATATCTCTCATTGGTTTGGTTCGCCTCTCGCTTTTTTCTTTAACATCTGTAACAGTTCATCTTTGGCGATAGCGCCTATGTCTTGACCTTGAAATGTTTTTAGTGTTCTTCCCAGTGTTTGGATCGCACCCAGTACGTTTCTTGAATTTGATTGTTGAGTTTGATCTTGCTGCTGCGGTTGAAGTTCTTGTGGTGGTTGTGGCATGTCTGACTGATCAGTTTCGTTGACTTTGTGTGCAAATTCATCTGGTGTCATACCGTGTTTGGCTACAAACAGATCATGCAACTTTTTGCCAGTGATGTTGTGTTTTCTAGCTATGGTTTGCATCATATGATCAATAGCATCATAGGATTTGGGAACTTTGAGATCCTTGACTAGATCCAACACTGGGTTCTCAAAAATAAATTCTTTGGCTCTCATTTGTTTCGTCCTGATTTCATATTAGCGCACCAGTGTGCCATACGCTGTCGTTCGCCTGAACTGTTCTTTGCAATGCTGCGTAATTTACTCACAGGCTGTTTACAATTTACTCCTACTCGTTTAGCCAATCCTTTGCGTCCTGGATTTTTGCCGTCTGCGAAGTTTTCATCAACCTTTTTGCTCAATCCATAGACAACAGCTCCTGGATTAATTCCATGTTCTTTTTCTAATTTCTGAATTAGTTGTGGTATTTTTTGGTTAGGAAAGTCTTTTGCTACAAGTTTTGTAATAGTCTGACCCTTGTGCTGTCCTTTTATAAAAACATCCACAAGATCTGTGGCTTTGAGAATTGCTCCAGCAACTTCATCTACATTGTAAGTAGGATCTTTTTTCTGCCCCTTGATCTTAGGACCACCAGGAGGATCTATGTCTGTGGTTGTTAAACCTGTGCGTTCTAAATCTTTAATATATTTGTGTTCGGTGTCTTCGTCACCAAAACTAACAATTGTACTAGGAGGGCCTTGGCCAAAGTCATGCTTGCCTAGACCTTTGAGATTGCTGATGTGTTGTCCTAGCTTGTACCAATCATATACGTCACTGACATCTACTCTCACGGTGCCAGCTGGCATGGTAGGGCGAAATTCTGGGCCTGGAGGACGCTGGTTAGGATCATAGTCTTCAGTGGCCTGCGGACTCAAAATACTTTCACCGCCACCACCGTCGCCGCCTCCTGAGTCACCTTCTCCACTGCCGCCATAGTAGTAACCATACCAACCATAGGGCACAGGACCATACACAGATCTTCTGGTTTTTTTGCGTGATCTTTTTCTTTTTCTTTCACTTAGTAAATTGATAACGTCAGTGACACCTTGCTCGTAAGGTTTTTTCTTTATCACTGTGTTTAATTGTATTGCACCACTGTCCAGCATCAACATGCCCAATGCTATGTTGTTTTCAGAATCATATATCCAAAACTTTGCACCAGGTGCTTGCGACTTTACTTTGTCGCCAACTGTGGCTATTTTACGCAGTATTTCATCAATCTTGTCACCAGACACTCTACGTTCTGATGCACGTTCCAAGGCATGTTTATGTATGGGAATTTTAAATTCGCCTACGGTCAGCACACCTATGATTTGCGGAGAATACATTCTACCCACTGTGGCTTCACACACAGATAAAAATTGCTGATACTCTATTTCAAATAGTCGCATGATTAGTTTGCCTGTTCCACAGTTTGTGTTACGCCACCAGGGCCAACATACACTGCTTTGAAGTCCACTCTTGGATACTGTTTTCTAAGATTTTTAAACACAATTAAGTTTGTCATTGAATCATCATAAAGTCTTACGTGCCTATACTTACCAGTGTCAAGATATCTACGTACCCACACTGCTTTTTTCTCTGCGGGTATTGCATCACCAGGCAAGTTACCGGCGCGATGAACATGCACTCTACTCATGTCTATGCCCAGGTCTCTAAAGGTTTGTAAGAACAATTGTTTGTTGTCAAAGTCAGCTCTAGCGGTGAGCATGATAACTTTGGCATTGGGATGAAATTCTAAAATGTTTTTTAATTTAGCAACCATTGGTTTGATAGGCTTGCTTTCTTTACGGAATTTCTCTGCTGACCTAAATTCACCAAAGTCAAAACTTTCACCAGGTTTTAGTTCATAGGTGTTGAATTGCTGGTTGGTTAACTCTCGCACTGTTCTGCCATCTTTGACTACTTTGATGCGAGCAGTGGTATGCATCAAAGTGTCGTCAATGTCAAAAATAATCAAATCAATTTTTTCTGACTGTTTATCACGCTCTTTGAGCCAAACTGCACCACCAAAATCTTCAGCAAAAACCTGTGTGGTGACATTGACTTTGTGAGTCAATACCGTGAGATTATCTGAGATTTCCCGCAACCGCATAACATAATTCCTTATGAATTATTTAGCGGGTTTTCGTTCTGGCTCAGTTTTGGCGGGAGGTGTTTGTTGTTCTAATAATCTTTTGGGCAGCATGCTGGATTTGTGCGGCGTCAGGCGAGGCGGAGTTTTAGGGGCGGGCGTGTGTTTAAACCAACTCATTTGCGATCTCCAAAAAAAAGCCCCAACGGCTTTGGGGCTTGTTACTCCAAGATAGGTTTTGTAATAATTTTTATAAGGTACATGCTAGCTCCTGGACCATGTGTATTTACAGTGTATAGGCAAAAACAAATATACTAACAGATCTGTTAGTCTCCCCTTATGCGTTGAAACAGCGTGGGAGGAGGTGGCCCTTTTACATCGCCATGTGTTTTGTGTTGGGATGCATGATCATAATAACGTCCCACAAGATCAAAAGCAGGTTCAAAAAATATTGCCGCTGGAGGATCACTCATTCTTAGGATACCAACTCTTTTTTTGCCCTGTGGAGGAGGTTGAACTTTGTTGTTTCCTCTTTTCACAGTCTGTAGCCAGGCATCTGGCTTTAGCTTTACCAACCATACATAAGGGTTTTCACTGGCGTAAACTTTTGATACTTTGTTCAACACTGTTTTCAATGGGTAAAACCACAAGGCTAGTTTGCCCTTGGATGTGCCAATGTAGTCTACGTCAAAGGCAGGGTCATCAACATCAGGAGTTCTGCTAAAAATTTGTTTGGCACTGTAACCTAGTTTGTCAGCGTTGGTAAATCTCACAAAGTAATCTGCAGGATCACCGCCGCGCTTTTTGACATCAGCAATGATTTGATCACGTACACTGAGTTTGGCTTCGAGTATAAACTCCGTGGCTCTCATTATTCTCCCCAGCTTCGGCGTCGACCTGATGAAGTGAGCCATAACACAAAAGGATCATTTACCACAATGGTGCCGTCTGGTCTTTGCATATAATTGCCGCGGTGTAAGTCAATACTGAATCCATGCTGTCTTGCAAATTTTTGAACTTGATATACGGTTTGCAATAAATTTTTTGCTGCTTGTTCGCCACCCAAATATTCTATTACATCTTCAAGCTCGTACCAAGTATTGTCACCCTCTTCTGCACTAGCAAATGTAGCATATTGAGCCGCTGTCTTTAATTGTTTTTTATAATCTTGAGATTTTTTCTTTGTGACTTGATCCAGCTGTCCTACTAGGTTACCCACTTCATCAGGTACCTCTTTAAGTGTCTCCATTCTAGCTTGTATATAATTTTGCCCGGCAAATTGAAAACTTTCAAAGCCGCTGAATTTAGGCAAATGGGGATTGTTTTTATTACGGTTACAATAATCAATCCAATCAATAAACATGCGTTGATCAGGGCTGAAATCTTTTGTGCCTTTGCGATACCCAAAAACTATCAGCACTTGTCCAGTACCTGGCTCTAGATATGCCTGTTTATCAATACCACTGCCTAGATATTCGTAGCCTTTGTCCATTAGGGCTTTGCGAACACCGGCGTGTATCTCTCCGGCCATTTCTAATGTAAAGTCATGAGCTCTCATGTTGTTGGCACCACCATAAATTCACCTCGACCCAACATACCGTTTTGTCGCAACCATTGTAGTGCATATGCATTGGCTTCGCGTTGGTTTGCACGATGCAAAAAGCTATGCACTTCATTATTATCAAAGTCCAGTATACGCCAACGAACATTACCTTCGGGTAAGCTGCCTGTGCCTTGCGCTGGTTCGCTTGCTAGATCAATCAGTCCACCTTGTGCAGCATCTCGTCCTACCGGATCACTAGTGGGTCTGCCTGCTATTGGACGAATAGCGTATCTGCTAAGAGCACTGGTGTCGCCAGCTCTATATTCGCCTGTACCTCGTATCCAATCGTTAAGTTTTGCTATTGCTTCCTGCGGAGTATTGGCAATGAATCTAAATTTCACAGTCCATGGTTGTGTGCTTTTGTCCACGATTTCGTAGTTGGCATCCGTACTCTGTTCGCCACCTGCCTGAGGCTGCTC